AAAAACACCAGATTGCTGCACTTTTTGCACACACTCCTTTAGGAGTGTGCAAAAATGCACCTGTTGTGCAGGGTGTGCAGGCAGTAGAATTGGGGTTTAGTGACTAGGTGGTTAGTAACTTTGGGGGGGGGATGTAATGGGATTTGTTGCATACGCGAATAAAGCTCAAATCATGGATCAGATCATGGTGCAGCTTGAATTGGGCAGATCATTGGTGCAGGTTTGTAAAGAGCCGGGACTGCCAGATAGGGAGACGATTAGTAGGTGGATAAGGGATGAGCCAGGGTATGCGGCAAAGTACGCGTACGCGCGAGCCATGCAAGCCGATACATTGTTCAGTGAAATGGCCGAAGTTGAAGCCAAGGTGCAAGCTGGCACGATGGATAGCCATGCAGCACGTGTCGTGCTGGATTCAATGCGCTGGAGAGCCAGCAAGCTCGCCCCCAAAGTGTACGGAGACCGTCTCGATGTCTCCGTCTCCGATACCCGCATCAGCATCAGTGGAGCGCTCCAGGCAGCTCAGTCCAGGCTTGCACTCTTGCACGATGCAGCACAAGTGCAGGATGTGCAGGATGTGCAGGCCAAGGATGCCGAGGCCGAGGCCAGGGGTGCAGGGCCAAGCGGTTAGGGCCACAGTTACGGAGCGTCCGCAAACAATTTTTATTTTTATGGTATAAAACGGGCATGGTGTCATTCCCACTATCAATTAGAGAGCTAAAGGCTACAGAGTCACGGTTAGCCGCCGTCTACGAAGCCGCACGGCTAGGGTTACGCGGCGAAACACTGGCGCTTGCAGCCGGTATGCTGCCCAAAGAGTACCTGGCGCTGTGCAACTTTGACCCGGTAGTTGAGATGGCTGCGATGAAGGGCAAAGCAGACGGCGAGCGTGAACTGGCAGACATACTGCACCACGCTGCGCGCAACGGCGACGCTAAGGCGGCGCTAGAGATACTTAAGCATCAACACGGCTGGGTAGCCAAACAAGCCATAACTGTTGAGGTTGACCAACGCATCAGCATCACGCAAGCACTAGAACAAGCAGAGATGCGCGTTATGCAAGTTATAGATGTTGGCTAGGAACACTAATGGCCACAAACAATCTTGCGCCAACATCAATCAATGCGTTTACTGATGTGTTAAACCGAGGATTGGTAGCTGGCACACTTGGTGCGCCTGTTGATCTTGTTTCAATGGCAATGAGGCCATTTGGGTATTCAGTAGACAAACCTATTGGCGGATCAGAGTACATCGGCCAAAAAATGCAAGACGCTGGATTAGTTTCAGCAGAACGTAGACCATTGGCTGAACTTGCTGCTGGATTTGCATTGCCAACAAGCGCGGCGGTTAAGACGATAATGTGTGCGGCCAAAGATGCTCAAGTAGCACAAAAGGCAGCGCAAGAAGCTAAAACCATTGAAGAAAGTTTTGCTGGTCTTTCTAAAGCACAACAAAATAACACGTTTACGTATAACCCCGGAGATACAAAGATGGGGTACGGTCGTCTTATGGGTAATCCACAACCATCTGGGACGCCATCTGCAAAACTGTTTAGCAATTTTGCGGATAACTTAAAAACACCAAATCAAATTTCTACATTTCGTGAAAAGATATTTGATCGCGCATTAAAAGACCCTAAAGCATTTACAAATGACAAAGTATCAACTACCACACTTCCATTTAAAAATAATATGTTGTTAGTAATTGAGGCGGCTGATAAAGGTGGAACTCGTGTTCAAGTTATTAAAGATGGAATGCCTGTTGCGGCGGCAAGATTAGAAAAAGGGCTTTTAGATTCAATTGGTGTAGATGAATCTATAAAAGGACAACAAATAGGCAAAGACCTGCTTAGTTTTATTCATGAAAATAAAATTGGAAATGTTTTTGAAGTTCCTGATAGAAGCCCTGGGTTTATAAAAATTCAAAAAGAACTTGTTAAGAATTTAGAAGCAAAACAATAATGCAATCAACTATCTACAAACCTGAGGACGAGCAAGAGTTAATGGCAAGGCTTTGGTCGCCTAGCCTTAAAGATAATCCACTGGCGTTTGTAATGTATTGCTACCCTTGGGGTCAAAAGGGTACGCCGCTGGAGCATTTCTCAGGCCCAAGAAAATGGCAGCGGGATGTGTTGAATGACATTACCGCGCATATTGCAAAGAATAAGGGTAATATTGACTTTTCAGTACTCCAAGAAGCAGTATCTTCTGGGCGGGGTATTGGTAAGTCGGCGTTAGTGTCATGGCTGACGATATGGATGCTGTCTACTAGGATTGGCAGCACGACCATTATTAGTGCCAACTCAGAGAACCAATTACGCAGTATTACTTGGGCTGAGATTACCAAATGGCTGGCGATGTCTATTAACAGTCACTGGTTTGAGGTTAGTGCCACTCGGGTGACGCCTGCAAAGTGGTTGACTGAGTTGGTGGAGCGGGATTTGAAGAAGGGTACGAGGTATTGGGGTGTTGAGGGGCGGCTGTGGTCAGCGGAGAACCCTGACGCTTATGCTGGTGTGCATAATTTTGATGGTGTGCTGGTGATTTTTGATGAGGCAAGCGGCATCGACGACAGCATCTGGGCGGTGACGGGTGGATTCTTTACGGAAAACACGCCGAATCGGTTTTGGCTGGCGTTTAGCAACCCACGGCGCAACACGGGGTACTTTTATGAGACATTTCACTCAAAGCGGGACTTTTGGGTGAGTAAGGTGGTGGATGCTAGGACGGTGGAGGGGACGGACAAACAAGTTTATGAGCGAATTATTGCGGAGTACGGGCCGGACAGTGCCCAGGCGCACGTTGAGGTGTATGGTGAGTTTCCACGGGCGGGGGATGACCAGTTTATTCCGAGTGATGTGGTGGATGAAGCAATGAAAAGGCCGAAGTACAAGGATGCGAGTGCGCCAATCATCATTGGTGTAGACCCTGCGCGGTTCGGGGCGGATGCTACGGTGATTGCGGTGCGGCAGGGGCGGGATATTGTGGCGGTGAAGAAGTATCGGGGGGACGACACCATGACGGTGGTGGGGCATATCATTGAGGCGATGGAGGAGTACAAGCCTGCGATGGTGGTAATAGATGAGGGTGGGCTGGGGGCGGGGATTGTGGACAGGCTCAAGGAGCAGCGGGACAAGATAAAGGGTGTAAACTTTGGGAACAAGGCCAAAAACCCGATCATGTACGGTAATATGAGGGCGCAGATGTGGGGGGACATGAAGGACTGGCTCAAATCTGCTAGTATTCCGCAGGATAGGTTCTTAAAGACAGACCTGATCTCGCCCTTGATGAAGCCTGACTCACGGGGTACGATCTTCTTGGAAAGCAAGAAAGAGATGAAAGCACGGGGTTTAGCCAGTCCAGACGCTGCGGATGCGATATGCGTGACCTTTGCTTTCCCTGTGGCGCATCGGGAGTACAGGGAGGCAGCGCCTCGCAGGTACTCTGAACCTATGGCGGTATCTACAGGTTGGATGGGAAGCTAATGGCTACTAAAAAAAGTGTATCTTTATCAGTTGGGCGTGGCGAGAAGCTGCCGGTGTCCAAGGGCGCTGGTTTGACTGCCAAGGGCCGTGCTGTATACAATGCTGCCACTGGTTCTAATTTGAAGGCTCCTGCGCCAAACCCCAAAACCAAGGCAGATCAGGGCAGGAAAGACTCATTTTGTGCAAGGATGGGCGCAGTTGCGGCTAACGCCAAGGATGGCGAACGGGCCAAGGCAGCTCTTAAACGATGGAAGTGCTAATCATGGCTACAAAGAAAATGAACCCGTTTGGCAAAGGCGAATCCAAAAAGATGGAATCTGCCGAAAAGAAAATGGCTCCAAGCAAACAAGCCTATGCCGCTATGGAAAAGAAGATGGAATCCGGCGTTCACAAACCTATGGCAAGGAAGAAATAATGGCTACCAAACCAGGTCTATACGCTGCAATCAACGCCAAGCAAGCCCGTATCAAGGCTGGTTCTGGCGAGAAGATGAACAAAGTCGGCAGCAAGGCAGCGCCTAGCAAGCAAGACTTTATAAATTCAGCTAAAACAGCGAAGAAGAAGTAATGCCACTCAAAAAATCACCAACGCCTGCGGCGTTCAAGGCCAATATTAAGACCGAGGTCAAGGCTGGAAAGCCGGTGAAACAGGCCGTGGCAATTGCTTATGCTGTTAAACGCAAGGCGCAAAAGTAATGGCTGACTACACCGGCATTAACAAGGTTGGCAAGGTTGCCGATGTTGGTGGGGGCGGCGACGACGACAAAGAGTACAGCGATATGCTGTCTACCATGCGTTCGCGCATGACGATGGCAATAGATGCCTTCAGCGACTCACGCAGCAACGAACTGGACGACCTGCGGTTTATGGCGGGTAGTCCAGACAACCAGTGGCAGTGGCCTGCTGATGTACTGGCGACTCGCGGGGCCGTCCAGGGGCAGACCATCAACGCCCGTCCCTGCCTGACTATTAACAAGTTGCCGCAGCACGTTCGGCAAGTCACAAACGACCAACGGTACAACAAGCCCAGCGGCAAAGTTATACCTGCGGATGACGTTGCTGACCCTGAGATGGCAGAGATATTCAACGGCATAGTGCGGCACATAGAGTATATAAGTGACGCTGACATTGCCTACGCGACTGCCTGTGAGAACCAGGTCACCTATGGCGAAGGTTACATCCGTGTACTGACCGAGTACTGCGACGAGAACAGCTTTGACCAAGAGTTGAAGATTGGTCGAATTCGCAACTCATTTTCGGTGTACATGGATCCTGCAATCCAAGACCCATGCGGTGCGGATGCGCGGTGGTGCTTTGTCACGGACGATGTACCCAAGGACGAGTACGAGCGCCTGTACCCAGATGCTGCGCCTATCAGTAGTTTGCAGTCTCTGGGCTTGGGCGACCAAGACCTTCAGCAATGGCTGCGGGATGACACAGTGCGGATTGCGGAGTACTTCTATCGGGAGTACAAAGCCGAGACACTCAACCTCTACCCCAACAACATCACGGCGTTTAACAACTCGATTGATGACAAGCAACTTAAGATGCTCTACGGCAAGCCGCTGAAGACTCGGATTTCGCAGCGGGAGAAGATTTGCTGGGTTAAGACCAACGGCTACGAGGTGCTGGACAAGAAAGACTGGGCGGGTAAGTACATCCCCATCGTGCGGGTGGTTGGCAATGAGTTTGAGGTCAACGGGCAGATTTATGTCTCTGGCCTGGTGCGAAACGCCAAGGACGCCCAGCGGATGTACAACTATTGGGTAAGCAAAGAAGCCGAGATGCTGGCCCTAGCGCCCAAGGCTCCGTTCATTGGCTACGGTCGGCAGTTTGAAGGGTACGAAACCCAGTGGAAAACTGCCAACACCACCAACTGGCCCTACCTTGAGGTTAACCCAGATGTGACTGATGGTGCTGGCGCTACCCTGCCACTGCCCCAACGCGCACAGCCCCCGATGGCCTCTACTGGCCTTTTGCAAGCCAAATCGGGGGCATCTGAAGACATTAAAGCTGCAACAGGACAGTACAACGCCAGTCTGGGCATGGGCGGCAACGAGCGCAGCGGCAAGGCTATCCTAGCCCGTCAGCGTGAGGGTGACGTTGGTACTTACCACTATGTTGACAACCTGGCCCGTGCCATACGCTACGTCACCCGGCAACTGGTGGACATGATCCCCAAAATCTACGACACCCAACGCATTGCCCGAATCATTGGCGAGGACGGCGAGACAAACATGGCGAAGATTGACCCGTCTCAAGAAATGCCGGTCAAGAAGATAGTTGACCAGCAAGGCATTGAGATTGACAAAATCTACAACCCCAATGTTGGCAAGTACGATGTGGTGGTGACTACCGGCCCAAGCTACAGCACCAGACGCCAAGAGACACGGGAAGAAATGGCCCAGCTGCTGCAAGGCAACCCTGCGCTTATGCAAATCGCAGGCGACTTGTTTGTCAAAGCAATGGATTGGCCTGGGGCAGATGAGTTGGCTAAACGGCTGGCTAAGACCATTGACCCCAAACTGTTGAGCGACGATGAAGACCCGGCCTTGCAAGCCGCCAATATGCAGATGCAGGCTATGGGGCAAGAAATGCAGCAGATGCAAGATATGCTGCAAAACGTCCAGCAGTCAATGGAAGCGCAACAATTGGAAATCAAGCGGTTTGACTCTGAGGTCAAAGCCTACGATGTAGAAACCAAACGCATGACCGCAATGGCTGCTGCCATGACGCCTGACCAGATACAAGAGATTGTGCTGGGTACTGTGCAAGGCATGATAACCAGCGGTGATCTGATGAGTTCAATGCCGATGGAGCCGATGATGGGCCAAGACCAAATGATGATGCCGCCTGAAATGATGCCGCCACCAAACCAAGGTATGTAACATGGCTACCACATCACTATCCCCCACGCCCAAGCTGCAATTCTTTGATGCCAACGGCGCACCGCTGGCTGGTGGGTTGCTGTATACCTACGCTGCTGGCACAACCACGCCACTAGCGTCCTACACCGACAGCACTGGCGTCAGTGCCAACACCAACCCCATCGTCCTAGACAGCCGTGGCGAGGCTAATGTGTGGCTTGGCGCAGCCATCTACAAGTTTGCCCTGTACACCAGCGCCAGCGTCTTGATTTGGACGGTAGACAATATCAATGGCAGCACCTTTGGCGTCAATGCTACTGGTGACGGAACAACAACCGCTTTCTCGGTGGTCAATGGTTTTACCGCCATCTACATCAACGGCGTTTATCAGAACCGCAACACTTACACCGTAACCAGCGGCACGGTGACGTTTACTGAAGCACCGCCCGATACATCCATTATTGAAGTTGTTTACAACTAGGAATCGCCATGTTAAAAGTAGCAAATTCAGTTATCAACGCTAGTCAGATTGCAACGCCCATCACATTGCCAGGCAATGTCACCCTATCCACAGGCAATTTAGTTATTGGCACTGCTGGCAAGGGCATTGACTTTTCTGTTACTTCATCAGGTTCTGGCACGATGACCAGCGAGTTGCTGGCTGACTATGAGGAAGGTACTTGGACTCCAGTAGTAACTTCTTCAATTGGGTCAATTACAGCATACACAGCGGATGGAAAATACACAAAAATTGGCCGTCAGGTAACTTTAACTTGGTACATTGGTATAACTAACAATGGAACAGGCGCTGGATCTATACTTGTTGCAGGCGCTTCTTTTGCAGCGGCTGTCAGCAACACTGCGCTTTTTGGGTTTAACCAGTCAAATGGTAATGCTCTTACCGGTGCAATAACTGGAACCAGTTTAGAGGTGTACAACTATGCCGCTTTATATCCAGTTGCCACAGGCCAGACAATTAATTGCTCCATTACGTACATTGTCTAAGGAATTAAAATGGCACTGACAAAAGTCACCAATTCAATGATCCGCAGTGCTCCAGTCAATGTGCTGGACTACATGACTGATGCTCAGATTACTGCGGTGCAGGCATACACCTTTGTAACTGATGTGACTGCTGCTTGTCAGTTAGCTTTAAGCGCTGCCAGAACAAACAATCTTGATTGCTACTTTCCTGCTGGCGGGTATTTGGTTACTGGTTTGACAATTCCTGGCGATGTGTCAGGCGCTGTAGATGACCGCAAATCAGCCATCCGCATTTATGGGCAAGGTTTTGGTGAGCCGTTTGTTCAAACAAACACTGGTGGCACAGTCATTAAAAGCGTTACCGATGCGCCTGTTATTCGTGACATTCTTGGAACTGCTCAATCTAGCAACGGAACAATTGAAATTGACCATATCCGATTTGATGGCACGTCTACTGTTGCTGTGTTGCGTTTAGACAGTTTTTATGGCCTGTCATCTGTTCACAACTGCGTTGTATATCAGCGTAGCACAGGCAACGGAGTTCAAATTACTTACGGTGCAACTTTCCTAATCCAACAAGTTTATTCACTAAATGGCGATTGGGCTACCAGTGTATTAGGGGCTGCAAGAACTGGCATTGGCTTTGATATGCCATTGGTGTCTGACAGCGGCTTGCAAACTTTCTACAAATGCACTTCTCGTGGTTGGCTAACTGGCTATCAAATTGGCGCTGGCGCTGGTCGGCCTTACTCAACTTTAATTGAACAATGTGAATGTTCTGTGGTTTACAACGGAATTTTCTTGTACAACACAAACAAAGCAGTCCTTGATGCCAACTACATGGAAGGTGGCGATGGTGGTAAAGGCATATACATTGAAGGCAGCTATTCAACTGTCTCAAATAACTTAATTTTCTCTGGCTTTTTAGTTGGAATTGATGATCGTTTTGCAACAAATGTCGGAACAACAATTACAGGCAATATTGTTGCAATAGGTAGCGTTGTGGGCGCTTATGCAATTGCAACTGCTGGAAGTTATGGTAAGTCAATTACTGGTAATACCATTGTAAGAACTGCGGGGATTGCAAGTCAAATTGGCATTTTTGCTGATACTGCTAGTTCAAAATTATTAATTGCTGGCAATGCGTTTGACCCCGTATCTACATGGACAGGCTCTGGGGCATATAAAGTTTCTTACACAGGCACGACCAAACCATCGGGTCTTGTTATTCAAGAAGACACAACTATAGATTTTCCAACTTTGCTTGATGGCGCAATTGCTTTGCATAAAAATGCCACAACGCTTACGCAAGCAAATGTAGCATCCAATATTTTGACTGTTCCTGATGGCAGTTACTTTGCCGTGACTGCGGCATCAGCTATTACTGTAAACCAACTGTCTACTGGTCAAAATTCTGGGCGTTTGATTACGTTTCGAACAACCAATTCAAACATGACATTTGCAGACACAGCCTTTATTTTTAGCAGTGGTTCGTTTACTGGCCCAGGCACAATTACATTTGTGGTTGAAGAAGCTGCGGGTACAAACACCGCATACGAGATTGCAAGAACAGTGTTTTAACCGTACTGGTGCGGCCCACCAGACTTAATGCCTAACTGGATGGTCAGGCTAGAAACAAGGAAATATCATGGCTCTCGAAAAAGTTATCTCTGTTGACTTGATTGAAGTCTTGGAAAACGGCTGCGTTCAAGTACGCACCAAGACCGCCATCATGGAAGATGGCAAGCAAATCAGCGGCAACTTTCACCGCCACGTTGTTGCCCCTGGCGATGACTACAGCAAGCAGGACGCCCGTGTGAAGGCCATCTGTGCTGCAACGCACACGGCGGCTGTAGTGGCTGCTTACAAGGCTGCTGCCAAACCATGATCCGTACCGCCAAAGGCCCAATCCTGCTCTACATGAACCTTTGCGGGTTCAAGGGCTGGACTAGCTTTTGGAATATGATTTACATGGCCCCCGGCTTTGAGCAACACGATGCGCTGATTAGGCACGAAATGATGCACTTGGAACAAATGCGGCGGGATGGTAAGCTGCTTTACGCCATCAAGTACACCTGGTGGCTGCTGCGCTACGGTTATAAAATGAATCCGTATGAAATTGAGGCACGAGCCGCTGAATAACCTTGAAAGACAAAAATGGCTAACGAACAATCCGCATTTTTTCCAAATGGCCCGACCGTTGTAATTACTGCTAATGGAACCGCTCCCGCAGCAGCGCAAATTCTGCCGACTTTTACGGCAGTCACACCGCCGACCAACCAGTACCGGGTGGTCAATGTGGGGTCGGTAACGGCTTTCTTAGGCGTTGGTGCAACAGCGGCTATTGCAACTACCAACTCCGCAGCGGTTACCACAACGGGCAACGGCATCCCCATTGTGGCTGGCGCCGTGGAAGTGTTCAACTTCCCGCCGACCTCATTCTTTACCGCAACAGCGGCATCGTCCACGACTCTTTACATCACTCCTGGACAAGGACTATAATGTTTGTACTGGCCCAATGACCAGGGAATCTTAGGATTCAAAAATGTCAGAGATAGAGCAAGTAGCGGAATTAGCCCCCGCGCCGGAACTGGAAACCACGGCGGTTACTCCAGAACCTGTAGTTGAAACGCCGGAAGTAGCAGCTAAGACATTCTCGCAAGAGGAACTTGACGCCGCTATTGGTAAACGCCTCGCAAGAGAGCAGCGAAAGTGGGAACGAGAGCGACAGCCTGCGCCAGCAGTGGCAGTGGACTTACCCCCGCAAGATCAGTTTGAGTCGGTCGATGCTTACGCAGAGGCCAAGGCTTACAAACTGATTGAGCAGCGGGAACTCCAAAAACAGCAAGCTGAGATTCTTGACGGGTATCACGAGCGTGAAGAAACGGCTAGGTCTAAGTACAGCGACTTTGAACAAGTTGCCTACAACCCCAGCCTCAAGATTACAACCGTGATGGCACAGACGATTCAATCGTCGGAAATTGGGCCTGACTTGGTTTATCACCTTGGCTCAAATCCGAAAGAGGCAGATCGTATTTCTCGACTAGCGCCTATTTTGCAGGCTAAAGAGATTGGACGACTTGAGGCTAAGTTAGCCGAGAACCCCGTTCAAAAGCGTACTTCTGGTGCGCCTGAGCCGATTTCACCAGTCACCGCCCGAGGGGTGGGTTCTGGGTCTTTCGACACAACTGACCCACGGTCTATCAAGACCATGAGTACCAGCCAGTGGATTGAGGCCGACAGAGCGCGACAAATGAAAGCGTTGCAGGCGCGAAAGTTTTAATTTATTTTCTAAGGAAAAATCGTGGCTAACAGTATTCTTACCATTGACATGATTACTCGGAA